AGAAGATGGTATTTTGTTTGCTGATGCACGTTACGGTACAAGTGGCGGAACAGCTACAGAAGCACCAACTGGTACAATTCCAGAATTACTAGTTAGTGATCACTTAGATACTGACGCTCCAGATCCAGCACTATATCCAAAAGGAATGCTATTATGGAACTTACGTAGAAGTGGATTCAATGTTAAGAAATTTGTACGTAATCATGTAGATGTTACTCAGAAAAATATTAGAATGGGTGACGTTAGTATGGCTACATACTATCCACACAGATGGGTAACTGAGTCAGCTAACCAAATTGATGGTTCAGGTAGCTTTGGACGTAAAGCACAGCGTAAAGTAATCATTCAAGCTCTACAAGCAATGGTTAACAGTAACCAAGATATTAGAGATGATGAATCAAGATTATTCAACGTAATGGCATGTCCAGGATATCCAGAACTAATTGGAGAAATGATTGCACTTAATAATGATAGAGGCTTAACAGCGTTTATCGTAGGTGACAGTCCATTTAGATTACCAAGTGATGGTACTTCACTAAACAACTGGGGATCAAACGTTAACTTAGCAGTCGAAGATAATGATAACGGCGCAGTTAGTAGAGATGAATACTTAGGTATGTTCTACCCTAGTTTGTTTACAAGTGATAACGCAGGTAACAACGTTGTTGTTCCTCCAAGTCATGGTATCCTAAGAACACTAGCATTAAGCGATCAAGTATCGTTTCCATGGTTTGCACCAGCAGGTACAAGACGTGGTGGAATTACAAATGCAAGTGCCGCAGGATTTATTGATGCAGAAGGCGAATTTAAGTCAATTGCATTAAATGAAGGACAGCGTGATACACTTTATGCTAATAACATCAACCCAATTACATTCTTAACAGGAGCAGGACTTGTAAACTTTGGTCAAAAGACTAGAGCTAGAAATGCAAGTGCATTGGATAGAATTAACGTTGCAAGACTAGTAATTTACTTGAGATCACAACTTAAGAAACTTGCTAAGCCTTACATCTTTGAGCCTAACGATAAAATCACACGTGATGAAATTAAAGCACAAGCAGATAGCTTAATGCTAGAGCTAGTGTCGCAAAGAGCATTATATGACTTCCTAGTTGTATGTGATGAGTCTAACAATACTCCAAGCAGAATTGATAGAAACGAGCTGTATTTAGATATTGCTATTGAACCAGTTAAGGCTGTGGAGTTTATTTACATTCCATTAAGACTTAAAAACACTGGTGAAATTAGCGGACTATAATATGATAAATAAAAGTAATAGGAGCACATAATGGCAATTTCAACACTTTCAAAATTAACAGTACCTTTAGATAGCAACGCAAGTGCGTCTAATCAGGGATTGTTGATGCCCAAACTGCAATACCGTTTTAGAGTATCTTTGGAGAATTTTGGAGTATCAAGTCCGTCAACAGAGCTAACAAAACAAGTTATGGACGTATCAAGACCTAACGTTAGTTTTGAACAAATGACAGTTGATATTTACAACTCTAAAGTGTTCTTAGCAGGTAAACACACTTGGGAACCAATTACAATGAACTTACGTGAAGATGTAAGTAACAATGTACAAAAAATGGTTGGCGAACAACTACAGAAACAGTTTGATTTCTTTGAGCAATCAAGTGCGGCAAGTGGTGCAGATTATAAATTCGTTACTAGAATCGAAATACTAGATGGTGGTAACGGTGCTAACACAGCAAGCGTATTAGAAACATTTGAGTTATACGGTTGTTACTTAGAAAGCACAAACTATAACGCACTTAACTATGCAACATCTGAAGTAGTTACAGTTACATTGAATATTAGATACGACAACGCAATTCAAACACCACAAGGAACAGGCCTAGGAACAGCAGTAGGAAGAACAATTAATACTGCAATCACAGGCGGTGGTTCTATCTAAATAAAATAAAATTTAAATTAAGGGGCAGAGATGTCCCTTTTTTTATGACTGAATTATCTACCCACTTTATTCAAAAGGATAAATATTAGTATGGGATTCTTAAACGGTTTTTTAGACAATGTAGTATCTGGGGCATTAAACCCTAAAGGTAGTCTTGGTGATTACGCACATGGTTCAAGACTATATGTTGATGACAGTCATCGATTAAGTCCAAAAGTAAAATTTCTTTATCATGTTAGTTTTAATATTAATCCTGATGCGGCCGCAGTTATTCCTCAATTAAGAGAAAAGCATATGAACGAACTTAATATGCTTGTTAAGACTGCACAGTTACCTGCATATAATATTCAAACAGATGTGAAACATCAATACAATAGAAAAAAAATTGTACAAAAGCGTATTGACTATCAACCAATTCAAATTGTGTTACACGATGATAACATGGGTGTTACTACAGCAATGTGGGAAGCATACTATAGATACTACTATCGAGATGGTAACTATGCCGCAGTTACACCAGATGGCTCACCAGATACAGGTGGTGCATCTTTTGATCCTTATAATAGAGCAGGAATGTTTGGCAGACGACAATTTAGATACGGCTTTGATAACGATGCTTCATCTCCGTTTTTTAATAGTATTACTATTAGCCAGATGGCACGTAAAAATTATACTTCATTTACACTTATAAATCCTATAATTGCAAGTTGGCAACATGATACTATGGATAACAGCGCCAGTGATGTTGTAGCAAATACAATGACGGTAGAATATGAAACTGTTCATTACAGTAGAGGTGCAGTAGGTAAAGGCGGACCTAAAGGTTTTGCAGTAGAACATTATGATAAAACACCTAGTCCAAACTCACTGTCAGGTGGAGGTGCATCTAGCCTATTAGGTATAGGCGGAGTACTAGCAGGTGGCATGGGTGTATTAGATGATATCACAGGCGGTAAAGCAAACTTCGGTACAGTTTTAAAAGCGGCCAATGTGTTACAAAATGCAGGCGGATTGAATGCCGCTGGCGTAGGACAAGAACTATTAGGTAGTGCAATTGGAGACATAGGACAAGCGGCTGGAATTGATGTAAGCGGAGTTGCAGGATTAGCATTTCCTAAAGGCGGTGGCGGCGGATCAGCTAAAACACTAGCCGGCGCGGCGGCAGTAGTTGGCGTAGGTTCTTTAATTAACAAATACGGTGCTCAAACATCAAAGACTAGTTCAGCTTCAGAAAATAGTTTTAGTGGACCTTCAGAAGCACCAATGGACGGGGTAATATAAAATGGACAAAGTACAGTTAAATTTACCAGTAAAAAAAGAAAAAGATAGTGCTGATCCAGTCAAGCGTTATTTCAATACATATTATCAAAAACAATTAGCATATCCAAGTAACGAAGTTGATGCAGTAATTGGTTTTTTAGAAAGCAAAGGTTTTGATAAATCAGCGGCACAGTCAACAGGTGCAGTATTAATGCAACAAGCAAAAATTGATAATGTTAGAGTATTTGAATTATTAGATACACTTAAAGGATTAGATAAGTTACAATTAAGTTATACAGTTGCAAGTATTTTAAATTTTAATAGACAAAAAATTAGTACATTAGGATTTAGAGTACCACCAAACACCACTCCTCTAGAAGCAAGAAACATAATGGGGTAACCCATGGGGCGTTTTGCACAAGGTAGATTCGAAGCCAAAAATCCAGGAAAATATGTAGGACGTAGAACACCAATTTATCGCAGTAGTTGGGAGTTTGCATTTATGAAATTTTGCGATGAAAATCCATCAATACAAGCATGGGCAAGTGAAGCAGTAAAAATACCCTTTCGGAATCCACTAACAGGAAAAATGACTATTTACGTTCCTGATTTCTTTATTCAATATAAAACTAAAAAAGGTAAAAATATGGTAGAACTTATTGAAGTTAAACCAGATAATCAAGTTACTATGGAATCAGCAGGTAAATCTAAGCATAATAAACTAGCAGTTGCATTAAATATGGCAAAGTGGGAAGCCGCAAGGGCATATTGTAAGTCTAAAGGATTAGGCTTTAGGGTCGTTACAGAAAAGGATATGTTCCATCAAGGAAAACGATAAATAATAGTAGCAGTTAATGTGAGTATAAAATGACAAAGAAATTAGAAGAACTTCTTGACTTACCTGATAGTAAAGAAATTATCAAACAAGATCAAAAAAAAGACAAAAAGGAAGTACTAGCTCAACAGAATGAGACGTTGAGAGATATTGCTGAATTTGATAAAATATCAGCGGCCCTACCAGCTGTTAAAGGATTAGGTGAAATGGCTGATACAGAGCTTAACGAAGTAGCACAAAAGGCTATGGATGCTTATGATGATCTAATGGATTTGGGCATGAACGTTGAATCAAGATACTCAGGTAGAGTATTTGAAGTAGCAGGCGGAATGTTAAAAACATCACTTGATGCTAAAGTTGCAAAATTAGACAAAAAACTTAAGATGGTAGAGCTACAACTTAAAAAAGAAAAGATGGATAAAGACGGTAAGCCAGACGAAGATATGGTTCAAGGTGAAGGCTACATAGTCACAGACCGCAACAGTTTGCTCGAAAAACTCAAGAATTTGGATAAATAATTTAATAAGGACGAAAACATGTTTGAAAAATACCTAGCAGAAGCTAAAAAAATATATGAATTTAACATTGGAGTAGCAGGCGAACTTCCAGAGGATTGTGCTGATAGTTTAGAAAGATGCTTGCAACGCTACAGTGTAGCATCAATGAGTGCTGGAAAGAAAACACCAATTCAAGAACGTCCACTGGACTTTCCACAACTTAGTAACACTGAGGTTACATACTACGAAGTTGGTTTAAATTATCCTACAACACCCCAAGTGTTAGGAGAATATATCACACAATGTTGTGATATTGACAGAGCTCATCTTATAGTGCGTAATGTAAACGAGCCACAAGAAATGTACCAAGCATCTAAAGATGAAGGTCCATACGAAACTAGATTAGAAACAGAAGACATGGGAGGCGAATCAGCACAAGAAGCTGTTGGTTCAAATCGTGTTATGTCTTTGTTAAAAGAACTTGAAACAGCTAGATCAGAGCGTGAAAATGATCCGTTACAAGATGTAAAACCCGGTGAAGGCGCAGATATCACCGACAAGGAAAATACTGTATCACCAGTAGGGAGCAAATAATGAACCTTAAAGATATGATTGCAAAAATGGACGCTATTGAAGCTCCTAGCAAAAAACAAAAATTAGAAGAATCAGCATCAATGAATATTTCAATGACAGCTGACGATGCCGGACAAGTTGGACAACTTATGGCAATGATGCGTAATGCAGGAATGAGTCCTACTCCAGTTAGTGATAAACCACTAGCACCAAGAATGGATATGGAAAAGCATATGAAAGCATTAGGTGCAATGGACGATGATCCAAAGATTCCAGGTAGAGATGATGTACCAGGAGACCAAGATCTCAAAGCAGGTATTGGAAAAGCATTGACAACTATCGCCGGCGGTATTGGCGGCGGCATGCTTGGCGGTCCAGTTGGAGCTGGTATTGGTGCTTTAGCTGGAGGCGGTTTAGCTGACGAAGCAGAAAATGACGACACAAGAGTTGAAGGCGATTATGCTAATTCACCAGAAGAAGATTATGCTCCACACACTGACGTAATCAAAGGTGGAACAGACCTTAACAAATCTAAAAGATCTTATCCAAAAGTAGCAGGCGGAGATAATCCAATGGCACTAGCAAGTAAAATCAAAGAAGAACTTTCCGAGTTATACAAAGAATACAAAGGTTAAGTCATGCGTGATTTACTGGAGAAACTAGATAA